CATTTTAGATTCTGAACAGAAACGATATATCTCTGTTGGAGCAACTATTGATGCAACTAAAGTTAAGGAAAATAGTGAAGGGCGTAAGATTTTAGAGGTAGGAACTAGATTAGGACAGATTACATCCAGTGAAAAGTATGCACCGGTTAAATCTACTGAGTTAAGTGCTGACGCTGGATCTACTGACACTACTATTTCTGTTGTAGATGCTACTTATTTTCAAAGTGGTGATGGGATTGATGTAGGTGATACTACTGCAACTATTGACACTGTAGATGAAGTAGCTAATACTATTACGCTTACTGCTCAATTAGGAGCAGCTGCAAGTACTGGTGATTCAGTAACTGTAACTGACGGAAGTGCTACTGCTGTATTTGTTTTATATCCACATGATGTAGATTGTACTGACGGGGATATTGCAGTCGGTGGGATTGATGAAGCTAGACTTATCGAAGCTAGATTACCTGGTACGGTAAGCGATAAAGAAAAGACAGACTTAGACCAAATTACATTTGTATAAGACTAATTTAAGATAAGGAGAGTGAAAAAGGATGGATAAAATCTTAAAAGACTTATTTGATTCAAAGTATACTACTACTTATGCTAGAAACTTAGAAGCTAATCCGAATTACATTGGTAGCTTATTCTTTCCAGAAGAGACTACTAATGAATTAAAGTATAAGATTGTAAAAGGAGCTGCTGGAGCACCTGTATTAGCCAATGTCCACGCCTTTGGTGTAGAAGCTGATCAGGCTAGTAGAGAAGGAGCTTACGTTGACGAAGGTTCTATTCCTGCTATTAAACGTAAAATTCCATTAGATGGAGATACATTAGTTCAGCTTAATCGACAAGGATTAGGAGATTTAGAAGCAGTTAGAGACACTATTTTTGGTGATTTAGACAATATGGTAGCTGCAATTAAAGCTAGAGTTGAAAAAATGAAGATGGATGCTCTAGCTAATGGTAAGATCACAATTACTGGTGATAAGATCCAAGCAGAAGTTGATTATAGAGTACCTGCTGGTCACCAAGAAGTGCTAAGTGGGGCTAACTTATGGAGTGATCCGAGTAGTAACCCTATTGAAGATATTCAGCGGTGGGCTAATACTGTAACTAGTGATACAGGAGTTGAATTAAGCAGAGCATTAACTTCTAATACTGTTGCTTCTAACATGCTCCAAAACTCTACAGTTAGACAGATGATCTTTGGTGATAATGGCGGTAGTAGAGTTATTACTCTTAATGATGTGAATCAATTGTTAGAGCGAATGGGATTACCTACTATTGCTACTTATAATGTTCGAGGTAGAACACAGGATAATGCTGGAGCTTATTCTAGTGTAAGGATGTTCCCTGAAAGCAAGTTTGTTATGTTGCCAGATGGAGCATTAGGAGGTCAGTTATTAGGACCTACTGAGGAAGCATTATTAGATGACAATTTAGAAGCTACAGATACACCTGGAATCTATGCTGTTACTTATAAGAGTAGCAAGGATCCAGTTGAAATTGTAACTAAAGCTGCTGCTACTTCTATTCCTACATTTGAGAGAGCAGATGAAGTATTTCAGGCTACAGTAATCTAAGACTAAAGGGAGAGGTTAACACCTCTCCTATTCTAATATTCTAATTTAGGAGGTTCATATTATGGCCAAAATGAAAGAAGTATTTTTAGAACAGGCTATTCGTCGAGGTGGCAAAAGAATAGAGCCTAAAAAGGTTATTAAGCTACCTATAGATGAAGCAAATAGATTAATCGATTTAGATGTGGCTAAGGATCCAGAAGAGATGGAAGATGAAAGCGGGTCGGAATTAGTTGCAGTTGAAAGGTACGAAGCTATGAAAGAAAAGGTAGAAGAGCTGCAAAAAGAGTTAGACGCTGCATCAAAAGAAGATAACGGCTTGCCAGCCATTGATAAATTAAAAGTTGCAGCATTAAGAAAAGTGGCTAGTGAGTTAGATATTAATGACTATAGCGATATGAAAAAAGATGAACTTGTCGAAGCTATTGCGAAAGAATTGTAGGTGATGCCACATGTTAAGTGGTGCTAATAACTATTTCAATAACCGGCTTTGGACTGATGAATGGGACAATTCTACTGATGGTAAAAAGAATGCTGCCTTGAATATGGCCCAAAATCATGTCGATTCATTAAGTTTTGCAAATAGAATGAGTACTGAAGACTACAATAAAGCAGTATTTGAGCAGGCGTTATTTCTTTTGCAATTAGGGCCAGAAGATAGGCAAAGACTTAAAATGCAGTCCCAGGGAGTAGAAAGCATTAGTATATCTGGAGGAGTTAGCGAGGCCTATATAATTGATGGGATAGCTTACTGTGCGGTAGTTAGACAGTTAATCAAGAAGTATAAGTTCAAAGTTGGTGAACTTGTATGATCGAAAGTTATTTTAATGCTACAGTAGATGAAATTAATAATTTTCTCGGGACCACCGGGGGTGGTAAAAAGAAAACTAATCCTGTTGGCCAGGATGTTGATTGTCGTTGGATGGAAGAAACAAAGTTAATTCGCAATGATAAAGGCAATGAAGTAGTTGCTTCAGTGGAAGCTTGGTTGCCTTCCGATACTCCTAAACTAGCTCCTCAAAGCGAAATAGTAAAGGATAGTAAGAGTTATGAGGTTATCAGATCCGGTTACAAAAATGGTATTTCTTCACCAGTATATTTAAGGGTGTTCTTAAAATGAGTAAAGATGAACCGTTATTTGAACTAGATGTTGAAGAATTAGAGGAAGATATAGAGCGTGTTCAGGAAGGTTTAGAAAAAGCAGAAGAAATTGCTATTCAAGCAGCCATAGATGAGATGGTAAATATCGTTTATGATCTGTTGGGTGAAGGAATGAGAAAGGCGCCGGTTGATGAAGGAACGTTAAGAGGATCGGGGTTGGCAAAAGTCAATGATGATCAAGTAGCCCATACAGAGAAAGTAAGCGAAGGAACTGCTAAACTTGTAAGGGATTATCAGGCTGGGAATATATCATTGCAGAGATTAATGAATGAATTAATTGGAGAAGTTGTCTTTAACACTCCATATGCTACTTATCAGCATGAGGAAATGGACCTTAATCATCCTAAAGGTGGAGAAGCTAAATATTTGGAAAATCCATTGAAAGAAAATGCTCAAATGTATATTAAAGGTTTAGCCGAGGCCATTGAAGCTAAATTAGATGAGGGAGGGGGAGGATTATAATGTCAGTGCTTAGTGAAGAGATAGCTAAATATCTAGATACCAACGGTATTGGAACTTATAAGCCTAATGATGTTGGTGGTGATATATTTTATGGTGGCAAACCTTCCTCTCCTACTAACTGTATTGCTGTGTTTGATACTGGTGGTTTTAATCCGAAGAAAGATACTACTTCCGATCCAACAGTGATGATCCAGGTTAGAAATGATGATTATGATGATGGAATGAATTTATTGCATCAAATTCATAATTTACTTAAAGATAAAAATAATTTTTGGTTAGGTGAATATATTTTTGTTTATTTAAGTGAGGCTTTAGGAGAACCCGGCCAGATTGGTAGAGATGAAAATGGTCGGGATTTATTTGCTTGTAATTATCATTTAAGAGTTAAATATTATTAAGAGAGGTGAAATAAATGGTTACACGACAGACTAATCAGCCAGGCAATTTGACAATGGGTGATTCCGAGATATTAGTAGGTACTTATGGTGACACAGAGGCTAATTGTAGAGATGTAGGATTGACAGAGGGTGGAGTAAGCTATAACCACTCTACAGAATTATATGAAGCAACAGCAGACCAGTTTCTCTCTGTAATCGATGTTAAGAAAATTGGTGAAAGGCTAGAAGTTTCCTATACTATGAAAGAAGATACATTGGAAAATATGGCTTTAGCCTGGGATCTACCAGATAGTGCTATAGATGAGGCTAATAATGCACTAGATTTTGGTGGAGATGACACAGTTAATTATCGTTGTCTTTATATTAATGGACCTGCTCCAGGTGGAGGTACTGCTAAATGGGAGTTATGGAAAGTAGTTGCCATGGATATTGGAGAAACTACTTACAACCAAGATGGGGAAGCTCTTAAAGAAATTACTATGTTAGTACTTGAAGACACTACTAAACCTAAAGGGCAGCGGTTTGGTAGACGTACAGATGTATATGATGATACTACTCCTCCGGCAGTTGGTAGTGTAAGTCCTACTGACGCAGCGACAACAGTAGCAGTGACTACTACTATTGAATGGACGTTTGATGAAGCTATTCAAGAAAGAGATATTACTGCCGGCAACTTTAATCTTGTTGATGCTAGTGGAGGTGAAGTTTCAGGAAGTTTGGCTTATGATAAAGGAACCAATAAAGTCATATTCACACCGGATGCGGATTTAAGTTCCTTAACTACTTATTTAGCTTTTGCTTCCGGGGAAGTTAGAGATCTAGCCGGGAACAAGATGGGTAGTAATTACAGGACTAACTTTGAAACTGCATAAATTAATTAAGGCGGCTTAACGGCTGCTTTTTACATCTATTAGGAGGGATTATTTTGACAGAAGAAAATAGAGTTGATGATGTTCTTATTCCAGATGAAGTTGAAATGGAAATTGGTGATGAAGACGTTTTGATTACTGAATTACCACGTAAGAAGTATAAGAAGTTAATGAAAGTATTAGGGAAGGTTGTCAAAGATATAGATAGTGGTAATTTAGACTTTGATTTAGAAAATATCGAGAATGAAATTGAAGGTCTATTGTTATATTTAAGTGATGATGTATTATTAGAAATATACACAGTTGCCACTGGTTTAGCTAAAGAATTTTTAGAAGAAAATTTAACTATGAGCAAAGAAATTAAATTATTTGCTGCTATATTCAAGGTTAATCGAGTGGAAGAGATCATAAAAAACTTACAAAGTCTCGCGGGAGTGATGAGAACAACAATGGGGATAGTGAA